GCATGAACTATAACGGAGAACTTATCCAAGCACATGTCCTTCGGGAATGTGTTGGTAAGGACCGTAGAAGTTCCCCTTGGGACCGGCTATTGCCGGTCCTGGGAAACCCTAATCCGGTAGACAGAGACTATCGTCTCTTCTACCAGATGCCCTCGGGAAGTCTCCTAGCGGAGACCTACCGGGGTCTGCGGATCGGCCACCAAAAATGGCAGCGTCGGACGCAATACTTCTCACCCAGACAAAAGGCTGGGTTGAAAGTTATACTGACTCGGGACATAGGAATGACCCGAGCAGCAAGCACTGTCTTGGTCAATAGACCAATACAGCATTTTAAGAGGATCGAGGAGTTCATATGTGGACTCGTCGACTCTCTTTGGCTTGCGAACGAACAGGTTTTCCTGGAACGCTCGCAAGATCAACGGATCTTACGGAATCTCGTAAGGGCCGTTTTCTACGTGGGCACGAGTAATCTCGGTGCACTAGTAGATCAGTGGAAGGAATGGGGTAATAACCTATTCCATACACTCGCTGAGACCTCCACGATCGGGGAGGTACAGGTGCCTTCTAACAACAATATTTTTAGGAGGCTTGACAAGATACCCTACATTAGTAGAGTATACTGTGGAGATAAGGACATGCTGCTAATGCAGCATGTCTCTCATCTGATCTCAAGTCGGCAGATGCCATATATGGGTACTACGACTGAGATGAAGTCTAGAGAGAAGTTCAAGTCTGTTCTTCTCTCTGACTTTGAGCCATCAGATAAGCTGGTAGTCCAGCTTTCGATGGCGGCACGGAGGATCGGAGGGATCTGTAGATCAATCCGACCCTCGGTTAACCCTGGAGCCTCGCACATATCTGTGACGAGTTCCGGGGAGTTCGGCCATCCTATCTCCGATGGGGGACAGGCAGCCGCGGTAGTTGAGGCGATGAGGGAGATTCTCACCCACGTCCCAACTGAATCCCGGGAGGAGGAGACTCCTTTCGGGATAGCAAGGCATACCAGCGGAATACCGCTTTGGAAAACCTTGTTTAGAGAAGACCCCATCCCACCGGATGTGGACTTCTTAACTGAATGGTACTTAGTAAAGGACCAACCAGGGAAATTCCGGGGACTAGATGAAGTCACCGGAATTCAGATACTGTATGTGGCGTGGCGACAGCTCACACCCATACCAGTATTACGGGCGGAAGTTATCCCAGAAATGGGTAACAAAGCCCGACATGTGACACTCTCAGACTATTGGCTGAACGTGTTGCAATCACCATTGTCTCATCTATTGATAGATGCAATGATGTTTCACCCTTCCGTCTTCTCCAGTTTTCATCGACAAGATCAAACCTGGGAAGCAGTCAAGGGTATGTGTGCCAAGAAGCAGTTATCACTGCCTGATGGGCACGCGGTGCTAAGCAGCGACCTAAAGGACGCTACAAACGCACAACAGTGGAAGATTACAATTGCAATCCTCCGCGGTTTTGTAAGAGGCTTTGGACTAACGTTCAAAGACTCTTATTTGGATCTAGTCTTGGGCACAATCGGCCCAAGGCTGGTCCTTTTCCCAGATGACACTAGTGTGTTATCGAAGGTCGGAATCATGATGGGCGAGGCGATCGCCAAGCCCTCATTGACTCTGCTCAATCTATCGATTGAGGAACTTACATTTCTGGACTATAATGATAGTCTAGAATTGCTCGAGACAAGTGATCCGGCACCCTATCGGGACTGGAGATACTTGCACATAGGGGGTGACGACCATCTAGCGATGGGACCGATCCCCTACCTAAACCTTATCACAGATTATCATCTGCGGGCGGGATCACATATCTCCCCTGGCCAACATGGCCACTCGAGAATATGTGTAAGATATACCGAGAGGTTAATAAATCTATTAAACCTCGAGTATAAACAACCTTTTAACAGAGACGACTATAGTCGATCCATCATTGTGGACTCTGTAAAGGTGAGACTCCTTGAGCGTGGTCAATCGACCATGATCAAGAAAGATAACAAGAATGTTGCGATTGGTAAATCGGAACAACTTGGTGGATGTCTAGAATGGTTACCAACCGATGACCGATTCTGGACGTATACGAAGAAAGCAAGTATACGAGCTTTATTCGTTGAACGCATGGGGAGCTTACTGCCTCGAATGAGTGCAAATCCTCGCGCGTATGCCGCGATCCACCTTCCTAGTAAGGTCGGTGGTTACGGCCTTGGGCTAAAGGTCGAGCTACAAAAGTGGCTTGCCCTTTCGCCTGAGCCCCACAGATGGCTTATATCTAAGTCTTCTGTAGGGATTAACGTGAAGAGGGATCTGAAAATCTTCAGAAGGCTCAACACGAACACCTCTCGTAGGGGAGTCGAAAGTATTCTTGACTACCAGGAGAGGATCATTGATCAGTTGAGTGAATACCCAACTTACATCAATGCAATTTCATGGTGGGAACTGAAACAACAGTTCCCAGACCCCATGAATAACGCGAAGAGGACAATTGCCCTTGCCGCGCAATCAGGAATTCTCTCAATTGAGGAATTCGCGAAACGAGTTACTAGAGGAAATCTCTTCCAGGAACTCCTACTCGGAAAGAAAGATCTAAAGGTCTTTAATACGAGAAAATATGTCGACACCTATAGAAATAGTGTGTGGACATACTGTGAACGTGAGGGAATGGCCGATTGGTCAGACTATCCCGTTCTCACCAGCTCAGAGATCGCAAAAGTGATCGATGAGATGGTTCCCCAATGGTATTTTGATGTCAATCAAATTACCACCTTTGATATAGGCCAGGTCGACCCGGATACGGGTGAAGAGACCTACGATTTTGTGGATGGGCCATACGAAAGTATGTTTACAAAAGGACTACCGTCCCTCAGCATCCCACCAAACAAACTGGGAATCCGGATCAATCGATCCTGATTCCTTGATGGCTTGGACTTACTTTGGGTATCCCGAAGGAGGCCAAAAATCC